ATGAAGAAAACAATGGCAAGGCTAGAGAAGCAGTATTGGCAGCTATTAAAAACGCAGCAGATAAACTTAATGCAAGAGCGAGAGGCTAATCATGGCTAATGTAATGATTGATATTGCTGCGGAGTTCGTAGGCAATAAAGCCTTTAAGCAAGCAGATAGTGCGACAGATAAACTCACCAAGAATGTTAAGAAACTAGCGGGTGCTTTTGGTCTGGCTTTTGGTACTACCCAGATTCTTGCTTTTGGCAAGGCTGCCGTTAAAGCAGCAGCAGAAGATGAGAAAGCTCAGAAGCAATTAGCCCTAGCTCTTAAGAATGTTGGATTAGGTCGAGATGCCGCATCATCTGAGGATTACATCCAAAGATTACAAAGCGAGTTCGGGATTCTCGATGACAAGCTTCGTCCTGCGTATCAGACACTAGCGGTAGCCACACGAGATTCTAACGAAGCACAAAGACTTCTCAATCTATCTTTAGACATCAGTGCTGCAACAGGTAAAGATCTAGCCTCAGTCACAGCTGCATTAAGTCGTGGATACCTGGGTAATAACGCTGCACTATCTCGTTTAGGTGTAGGTATATCAAAGGCGGATCTTAAGGCTGGCAAGTTCGAGGATATTATTTCCCAACTCGAGGGAACATTTAAGGGAGCAGCAACACAGGCTGCTAATACTTTTCAAGGTTCAATAGACAAGTTAGCCGTTGCTTCTGCCAATGCTTCTGAGATCATCGGTACAGGTTTAATCGATGCCCTTAAAGGTTTAGGCGAACAAGATTCAGTCGATAACTTAGCCAGTGCGATGCAGAATACTGCGATCTACATTGCCGATGTTATTCGTGGAATCGGTGTACTTACAGAAAAGTTAAAGTCATTGCCCGGGGTTTCTGGATTGAATGTTGGAATGATCCCAATTTTAGGCACTTATCTAGAAATGCTACGCGCTGCGGGTCAGGCTTCTCTTGCTGGTCAAAGCGGTGTCAATGCTCAAGGTCTAGCAGATTTAGCCAGACTTCAAGCTGCATATGTCGTAAAGACTTTAGGGGCTAAAAAGAAACTTACAACGGAAGAAATAAAGGCATTAAAGGCAGCAAGATTAAAGCTGGCTATTGATAAGGCTAACCTAGCCCTGCTCAAAGGTGAAGAAGTCTTTGACATGGACAAGATCCAAGTTGCAGCAGCTCTCACGAACCAAGCCGAGCAATTAGGCAAGGCAACTAGCCAAGCTCAACTTCTACAAATTGCCAATGATACTGCTCGCCTAAATATCAAGCAGTCAATCTCTAATCTAGAAGATGCTATTGCTGCTAAAGATGAAGCAGCCATTACTGCTGCAACCAAGAGACTGAATGAAGATCTAAAAATCTTTAGTGCTTTGACTGCTCAGAATGTAAAACTTGCAGACATCAAGTCAATCCTTGAAAGTCTAAAGCCTGTTGATTTAATCAATCAAAGCAACTTAGACAAGGCTTTGGCTAGTATCCAAGAGATGCTTAGACTTCTTGCTCAAGCCAATACTCAAGCCAAAGCAACATTACCAACAAGCGCAGCTCTAGGCTCTGGCATTCCAAAGGGTGATTACATTGCTCCTATCTCCACAGCAGGTGGATCTATTGGGGCTATTCTAGAATACGCAGAAGCAGCAGCAGCTCGCGCTAATGCTTTTGCAGACTTGCTAGACATGGAGAATGCATCGGCTGCAAGCCAGATGGCTTCTACCCTTGATCTAGAAAGCATTGCTCGATCATCTCTACTGCAAGGACTCTCAGGTGGCGCAGGAGTATCTGGCGCAGTAAGTGGCTCACGCTATGCAGCCCAAGCTGCTAATTCTTACAACATTACAATTCAGGCTGGAATCGGTGATCCAGAGGCTATTGCGAGAGCCGTGGAAGATGTAGTCCGTCAGTCTTATCAGCGAGGTACTAGTTCCACAGGACTTCTTGCAGTATGACATGGCTCCCAGAATGGCGCATCACAGTCGGCACGACTGTTTATACAAATGTAACTGGGGTTAATCTCACTACAGGTCGCATTGACATCGATCGCCAATGTCAAGCAGGTTATGCCCGTATGGACATCATCAACTCGACCAACGCCCTCTTTGACATCGATGTTACAGATTCTCTGACTCTAGAGCTTAAAGATAGCGGTGGCACTTATGTGCCTGTATTCGGTGGCACAGTTTCAGACTTCTCAACCTCAGTCAGAAGCCCAGAGGAATCAGGCTTTGTAACTCTTGGGTCAATCCTTGCAGTCGGTGCTCTGGCTAAACTGCCTAAAGCAATCTACACAGATTCTGTGGCACACAATCTAGATGGCGAGCAGATCGCTATTATCTTAGAGGAACTGCTAGTCAATGAATGGATCGAAGTAGCACCTGCCCTGCAATGGGTGAATTACGATCCGACTACTACATGGGCTAATGCTGAGAATGTTGGATTAGGTGAGATTGATGCTGGTCTATATCAGATGGACAATCTTTCAGCAGCAGATCGCAACACTCAGACCTTAGTTCAGCAGATAGCAGACAGCGCACTCGGAACGCTCTACGAGGACAAGCAGGGGCGCATCTCATATGCAGATGCCGATCATAGAAGTAACTACTTAGCAACTAATGGCTCAACCCAGTTAGATGGCAACTATGCTTCCCCTGCCAGCGTTAAGTCAATCCTACAGATTGGCAAGATCCGTAACAGTGAGATTGTGCGCTATGGCAATGACTATGGCTCAACATACTCAGCCACAGACGATGCATCCATTGCTACCTATGGTCGCTACCAAAGAACATTCGATTCCAATATCCGCTTTCTTGCGGATATCGAGGACATCATCGAGCGCGATCTAGCTCTACGCTCAGTGCCTAGAACACAGCTCGACCAGATTACTTTTAGACTTGACAATCCTCTTATGCCTAATGCCCTTAGAGATGACCTAATTAACCTTTTCTTTGGCGAGCCAGTAGTAATCACTAACCTACCCTTTAACATGTTCGAGGGGTACTTCTCAGGCTTTGTAGAGGGCATCTCTATGAGAGCTACACCAACTTTTGTGGATGCGACTATCTATGTCTCACCTACAGACTTCTCACTTATAGCCCCGACATGGGCAACAGTACTTCCAACTAACACCATCTGGAGTGGCGTAAATGGTACACTACAGTGGTCTAAAGCGATCGGAGCTCTAACCTAATGGCAACAACAACCCCTAATTTTGGTTGGGCAGTACCAACCAGTACTGACCTAGTCAAGGATGGCGCAGTAGCCATTGAGACTCTAGGCGATTCCATCGATGCTTCTCTGGTCGATCTCAAGGGTGGCACTATTGGTCAGGTGCTCGCTAAGGCAACTAACACAGACATGGACTTCACATGGACTACGCCTTCAGGTGGATCTAATACTTTTTATGCTGGCAAGAACAAGATCATCAATGGTGATTTTTATGTCAATCAAAGGAACTTTTCTACTTTTACAACCACAACAGGTGGTGGATCAAGTTATGGTTTTGACAGATGGCTTGGCTATAACTACGCAACTGGCGGAAGTTTAACTTATTCTGCTCAGACTTTTACTGCTGGTACAGCACCAGTTTCAGGCTATGAAGGTGCTAACTTTGCTCGATTAGTAACTTCCAACATGGTCAATGCTGGAGATGGCGCGATTATTTATCAATCAATTGAGAATGTAAGAAACTTTGCAGGACAAACTGCAACAATTTCATTCTGGGCAAAAGCAGCTTCTGGAACTCCCAAAGTAGCAATTGAAATCCAGCAAGGTTTTGGAACAGGTGGATCTCCATCTGCTTCTGTTAATACTTATGCAGGTCAGGCAACGCTTAGCACTTCTTGGGCTAGATACTCAATTACTGTCGCTGTTCCTAGCATCTCAGGTAAGACTGTGGGAACTACAGCTAACACTTCTTATGTTGGTCTAAACATCTTTGTTTCTGCTGGATCTACTTACAATGCACGAACAGGATCTCTTGGAAATCAAAATAATACTTTTGACTTTTGGGGTTTCCAAATGGAAGCGGGATCATCTGCAACAGATTTCCAGACTGCATCGGGTTCAATTGGTGGAGAATTAGCATTGTGCCAGCGTTATTACTTTAAGGATGGAAAAGTCGTTGGTCAAGATGGTTATGCTCAAAATGCTACAACTATTTATTTTAAGTATTATCATCCTGTTGCTATGCGTACTACTCCGACTTATACACAAACTGGTGGAGCAACATTTTCATCCAACACTTCAGCAACAACTTTCACTACTGATGCCAATGGTTCAAATGAACTATCTACTAACTTTTATTTTCTTGTGGGCGCATCTAATGGCTACACTTATTTATATCGGCCTGTCGAATGGAGTGCAGAACTATGAGCAAATACACAATTAAACAAGATCAAATGGGTGTTGATTACATTGAAGCAATCGATGGTGACACTTTGATGATCATCCCTATTGATCCTGCCAATTCTGACTACCAGCGTTATCTGAATCCAGATGAAGCCGAAGCTAAGTAAGGCAGCAATACAGCTACGCGAACAGATCGATGACTCGTTCCCAGATCGTGACCGCGCATCGGATGGTTGGATCGGTGATACCCGACACGCTGCTCGCAAGTCAGATCATAATCCAGATGAGCAGGGCTGGGTTCGTGCCATTGATGTGGACAAAGACTTATTCAAGGGCGGTAAGCCAGACATCATGGGAGATCTTGCTGATCAGCTTCGTACCTTGTCCAGATCCAAGAAGGACAAGCGTATTAGTTACATCATTTACGATGGACGAATCTGCTCACGCATCCTTAATTGGAAGTGGCGCAAGTACACAGGGGCTAACAAACACACTAAGCACATGCATGTCAGTTTTAAGAAAGAA